AATCTGGCGGGTTGTGGGGTCGGACAATTATGATGCGCTTGTCGGCTCGCCACCGGCTGGTGTGGTCTTCTCCGAATGGCCGCTGGCAGATCCTGCGGCATGGGGCATTATCTCGCCGATCCTGGCCGAAAACAACGGCTGGGTGATTTTCCCGTATACGCCGCGCGGCAAAAACCATGGGTGGTCGCTCTATAACAGCCGGAAAGACGATCCCAAGTGGCATGTGGAGCTTCAGACGGTTGACGACACCGGGCTGATCAGCGCAGAGGCACTGGCCGAGGACCTGGCAGACAAGATCGCCATCTTCGGTGAGGACCAGGGCCGGGCGCTTTACGAGCAGGAATGGTATTGCAGCTTCGAGGCAGCAATTCAGGGCGCATACTACGGCGGGGAGATGAAGCGCGCTTCGGACGATGGGCGCATCTGCGGCGTACCTGCGGAGCGTGGGCCCGAGGTTATCACGGCGTGGGATATCGGGATCGATGACGCAACCGCGATCTGGTTCGCGCAGATGGTCGGTCGGGAGGTCCATGTGATCGACTACTACGAGGCCAGCGGAATGGATGTTCGGCACTATGTCGATGTGCTGCGCGAGCGGGGCTACAGCTACGGCGAGCACCTGATGCCTCACGATGCTGGCTATCGGGAGAAGGGCAGCGGCAAGACCTACGCGCAGCAAGCGAAAGAATCCAATATACCGGGGCGCGTTAGAGTCTTGCCGCGCACTGACAATCTCTTGGGTGACATCAACGCAAGCCGCCAGTTCATCGCCAAATGTTGGTTTGACGAGGATCGCTGCCAGCGTGGCATCGAGGCGCTGAGGCAATATCGGCGCGAATGGAACGATAAAATGCAGACATGGCATCAGCGGCCGCAGCACGACTGGACCAGCCACGGAGCGGACGCCTTCCGATACCTGGCGACAGGGTTCGATGCCGCGCAGCCTGTCACGCTTCCGGTTCGCAAGAAAAGGTCGGCATGGGCCGCATGAATGTGAGAGGCGCTAATGCCTGACTTCAAGGTGTTCAAAAAGTGGGTGACCACAGACTGGCGCGCGCACCGCAAATGGCGCGAGGAATCCCGCGAGGATTTCAGCTTTGTTGCCGGCGATCAGTGGAGCGAGGACGAAAAAGAAGATCTGACGGAGCAGATGCGCCCGGTGATCGTTTTCAATCGCACGGCGACGATCATAAATGCCGTGGTCGGCTCGGAAATCAACAACCGCACCGAAGTACGCTTCCTGCCGCGGACGCTCGGGGATGCCGAGGTCAATGAGCAATTGACGAAGGGGGCGGAGTGGTTTCGCGATCAGTCAGGGGCGGAGGAAGAGGATAGCCAGGCGTTCTTTGATAGCGTTGTCTGCGGCGTTGGCTGGTCCGAAACGCTGATGGATTTTGAAAGCGATTCCGAAGGCGAACCGAAAATGGAGCGGATCAATCCGCTGGAAATGTGTTGGGACAGCGGCGCTGAAAAGCGCGGCCTGACCGATGCCCGCCGCATTGCCCGGGTCCGCAAGATCAGCATGGACGAGGCGGAGGAAATGTGGCCCGACGCCGACAAGTCGGCATTGTCCGCAGACTGGCTTGATCAGCGCGGCGAGGAAAAGCAGTCATCGATCCAGTGGTCAGACGACGATTATTCGCACCACGATGATGATGGGGACGATGACGGCGAGGACGAAGAGGAAACCGCGACCATTGTGCAATTGCAGTACCGCGTTCGCATCCGCGAGGTCGAGTATAAGGATCCAATCACGGGCGCGCGCGGCGTTCTGGGCCGGCGCGAATTCAATCGGTTGCGCGACATGATCCGCAAGATGGGCCATGATGTTCAATTCCCTAGCCGCGAGATAATCCGCTATGAGTGGAAGCAGGTTATCATGGGCAATGAGATTCTCGAGGAGAACAAACCTTGCGCTGACCGACCGACGTTCACGCCGATCACCGGCTATTGGGACAACACGAAGCGCCAGTGGTATGGCCTCTTGCGGCAGATGAAAGACCCGCAGAAATTTGCCAACAAGTGGTTGTCGCAGACGCTGCATATCATCAACAGCAATTCAAAGGGCGGATTGCTGGCCGAGACGGACGCCACGGACAATCCGGAGGAATTGGAGGAACAGTGGTCGGCATCCGATGCGGTTGTCTGGCTGCGGCCGGGCTCTATTGCGAACAACAAGATACAGCCCAAGCCTTCGGTGCAGATGCCTGCGGCTCTCATGCAGCTGACTGAATTCGCAATATCAAGCATTCGGGACGTGTCTGGCGTTAACCAGGAACTGCTGGGAATGCGGGACCAGAATCAGCCGGGCGTTCTGGAATATCAGCGCAAGCAGGCGGCGATGACTACGCTCGCGGTGCTGTTCGACGCTCTCAGGCAATACCGCAAGCAGCAGGGCGAAGTTTTGCTCTACTACATGACAAAGTATATGGCGGACGGGCGGCTGATCAGGATTTCCGATGAGGAAGGCGAGCGCTTCGAGCGGCTGCAGCTTGACCCGAGCATCCGGAAATATGACGTGATTGTGGACGATGCGCCGAGCTCTCCGAACAACAAGGAGCGTGTTTGGGAGACAATCACGGCCTTGATGCCGGTTCTGGTTCAGGCAGATCTTCCGAAGCAGCTGTGGGGCGAAATCATCGCTTACGCGCCATTCCCGGCTGCGCTTATCGAGAAGATGAAAGAATTTGCCATGAAGCCCGATCAGCCCGACCCGGAGACGGAGAAGATGAAGGCGCTGACGATACAGAAGCTTATGGCGGAGGTGGAAAAGGCCAAGTCTGGCGCGGACAGGGATTCCGCAAATGCGTTCGAGAACATCGCGCAGGGCTTGCTTGCCCTGTCCAAGGCGCAATCTGCGCCGCTTGAGGCCAGCCAGGAAATCATGAAGGACGCCGCACAGAAGGAACTGGCGCTAAGCAAAATGGGGCTGGACGCTGATAAAGCGCGGATGGATACGGCAATGAAAATGACGCAGATTATTGCGCAGAGTGGTAGGCCGTCTAATGTTCAGTAGGTCGTTCGGGCATGCTGCATTTCCATGGCGTGCCGTCAGGATGTTTCCTTGTGACGGGTGGGCCGCCTGCCGGGAATTCTTTGATATAGCACCCGGTTTGCTCCCTGGCCCCGAGGGTTGCGAGCCTTCTGCCGCCTTCAACTCTGGTACCAAACGCCTTGCCTATGGCTTTGAACGACATACCGCTCATTCTCATGTCATAGGCTTTACGGTATCTGGCGCGCGTAGCATCGTATCGCTTTATCTGGCGTTTTCTGCGCTCTTTTGCTTTCCGTTCCAAGTTTTCTCTTTTGTTTGCGCTGGGAAAAAGTCTTGGATGAGCATGCAGCTTGTTGCTCACGAGCGCAAAGATAGCGCCATAGAGAGCTTTGTATTGCGTAGGGCTAGGGTTAAAGCCGATGGTGGAAAAGATTTCATCGGTAGCGCGCTTGGTGTAACGAGTAGAGAACTTGTCCAGATCGTCAACAGGGCTCTTGGACGTTTTGGAGATATTGAGGGCATCCCGAAAGAACCCCTCTGGCAGCGCAAGGCAGTTGATACTCATAGCGGGCAATCCTCATCAGTTCCCATGGGTTTGCCAGAATAGCACAAAACCCGCCGCCGGGGAACGGGCGTTCGAAACTCCATCGTGAAAGGGTAGCCAGATGGATGATGATAAGCTGACCGAAGAAGAGCAGGCCGCGCTTGACGAGAGCATGGCGGATGACGGCGACGAAACAGAGGAAGAGGAACAGCAAGCCGCGCCCGCAAAGGAGGCGGCAGACGACGACGACGGCGAGGAAGACGGCGACGCTGAACCAGAGAAAGCAGAGGCGGAGCCGAAGCCGGAGCCTGAAAAGAAATTCGTTCCCCTGCAGGCGCTTGATGCCGAACGGGGCAAGCGGCGCGATGTGGAGGCTGAACTTACCGCCTTGCAGGCCAAGTTCCAGGCTATGCAACCCGCCCAGCCCGCCCAGCAGGATCAGCCGGACGAAATGCCGGATGCTGTGCTGGAACCGGAGAAACACCGGGAATGGTGGGCAAGAGAACGCCAGAGGCTGACCGAACCATACGAGAGAATGCGCCAACAGCAGGAGCAGCAACAGCGTTTGGCGAATGAGTTCAACCAGTTGAAGCGTTATGCTGAAACGCATGAAGCCGCGTTCCGTGAGCAGTACAAGGATGCTGACTATGACGGAGCCTTGAAATACATGCAGGACAAGCAGGCCCGCATTTTCAAGGCGATGGGATATCAGCCCTATGAGATACAGCAGAAGGTTTCCGAGGCAGAGTTATCGATCGCGGTCGAGGCCGCGCGGCGTGGACTAAGCCCCGCGGCGCTGGTTTACAACCTGGCCATGGAAAGCGGATTTTCGCCGACTGGCTCCTCTGGCGATGCAAGCGATGATGTTAGTGAGAATATCACGCGGCTTGCGGATGTTCAGCGGCAGACCCGCAGCATAAATGGCGCGGCCGGTGGCCCGAAGCCTGATGAGTTTTCCGTTGCAGACCTGGCGAATATGACGGAGAAGCAACTTGATGCGCTCGAAAGAAAAGACCCGGAGAAGTTCCGGAGAATGATCGGCGCATCTGAGTAAAGCCTAAACCCGGTGACGGGGTAAACGGTCAATCGGCAAGTCCGCCGTCAAGGGACTTTCGCGCCTCCGCCTGCGTTAAGCGAGAGAAAATCACGTTAACCTCCAATCGGTACAAAGGGGCCTCTCATGGCTAAGACCGAATTTGGCGTTAACCACACTCTTGCAGTCAAACTGTGGAGCAAGCTCCTAGCCAAGGAAGCGATCCGGAAGACCTGGATCGGCAAATTCATCGGCCGGGACGACAACGCTCTAATCCGCGAGAAGGTGGAGCTACGCAAAGACGCGGGCGACAAGATCACTTGTGGCCTCGTGTTGCAGCTTGAAGGCGATGGCGTCCAGGGCGACGGCACGCTGGAAGGCAACGAAGAGAGCATGCAGTTCTTCAACGATTCCGTGTTGGTTGACCAGTTGCGCCATGGCGTGCGGTTGAATGGCCGGATGACGGAGAAGCGTGTTCCATACAACCTGCGGGAGCGGTCACGCAACCTGCTGGCCGACTGGTATGCCAACCGTATGGATACGGCTTTTGCCAACCATATATCGGGCAACACGGTCCAGACGGATACTCGGTACACGGGCAACAACTCGACGAGTGCGGCCACGACAAACCGCATTTTCCGGCCCAACTCGGTAGCCGCCGACGAGTCGCTTACTTCCACGGATATCTTTTCCTTGGAGCTGATCGACTATGCAAAGGAGCTGGCGAAGACGTCCAGCACCGCGGCGTCAACCGGGCCTCTCGTGCGGCCGGTCATGTATGAAGGTTCCGAGATGTATGTCATGTTCATTCATGACTATCAGACGACGGACCTCCGTACATCGACGTCCACGGGGCAGTGGCTGGACATCCAGAAAGCTGCCATGCAGGGCGGCGACGTGACCAAAAACCCAATCTTTTCGGGTGCTCTTGGTGTCTACAACGGCGTTATCCTGCATGAGTGGAACCGCCTGCCGCTCGGGATCAACAGCACTTCCGGTGCTGCGGTTTCCAGCACAAGGCGGGCCGTGCTATGCGGTGCAAATGCTGCCATCATCGCCTTCGGCGGTGCCAACAGCGAGACCCGATACACCTGGGATGAAAAGACCTTCGACTATAATAATCAATTCGGCGTTGCAGCCGGATCGATCTGGGGCATGAAGAAATCTATCTATGCTCCGGAGTCGGGGTCAACCAACCAGGAAGACTACGGTTGCATCGTCGTTCCCACCTATGCCGCCGCGCATACTAGCTAAGGAGCGATGACATGACCAACAAATACTCGGGCACGCAGTACGAGACCAATCAGGTTCACTACGTCCGTAAGCGGATCACTTTCGCTGACATCGGAACGGTGGTGTCCCTCGGTTGGACTCCGGAAGGCTCTACGGTTATCCGTGGCGGCGTCCATATTGAAACCGCGTTCAATGCGGGGGCCAAGACTCTCGATATTGGTTTCCGCAATGCACCCGGTGGCGAGACGGACGATCCGAACGCCTTCGCAACCGTTCTCACGCTGGCCGCGGTTGGCGTGATTCCTACCGACGAAATGGCATCCACCACGCCGGTAAGGCTGACCAAGGGAGCGGAAATCACCTGCTCGCCTGTGTCGGTCGCGGCCACGGCTGGCTCTGCCGTTGTCTGGATGGAATTCATCGTGGACAATGACGGCACGGTGGGCTCGTAAAAACATGCCGGGGGCTTCGGTCCCCGGCTTTCCCTTCTTCAACAGGAGATCTGACAATGGCCGTTTCCGGCACAAACTCGCTCTGGCAGGATGGCATCATCGATGTCGGCACGCTGAAAATCGGCAGTGTCGCAGTCACGGCCACGCCTGCTGAGTTGAACATCCTAGACACGGTGACCGCTACGGCCACCGAGATGAACTATCTCGACATTGCGACTCTCGGCACTGGCGCGGCTTCCAAGGCTGTCGTTCTCGACGCCAACGGAGCCTATACCGGGCCGACCACCGAAGACGCGGTTTGGACGTGGAGTGTTACCAGCACTTCGACTGACGGCGGAACCTCGGTGGAGCCTTTCGTTCACAATACCACCATGACCGGCGTCGGCGGCGTCGGCGGTCGGGCTCGCTTTGAGCTTGACACGGCGGTTGCTCTTGGCGGATGGGCTAATGCGCTCAAGGCGCAGACTCAGTTCGCAAGCGGCGGCGCGGTCACTGGCCTCGGCTCGGCGTTCGTGGCCGAGTTGATCACGGGCGACGGCATGTCGGCGGGCTCTTATGCTCCGCTGGAAATCGAGCTTGGAATGCCGAGTGGCGGCCTGACCGGCTCCCGGACTTCGTTCATTTCGTTCAACCTGTATGGCGCTGATGCCGGCACGATGGACGACAATGGCTTCCTGTTCGATCTGAACGGCGTAACTGCCGGTGCGGGCGATCTGTTCGCATCGAATGCGAAGTCGGGCATTGGCATGACGCACACGCTGAAATGCCAGATTCTCGGCACGACCTACTTTATTGCGTTGCACACCAGCGCCAACTTTGGTGGCACGTAAGCATGGCGCCTGAGAAACTGAACGAGTACCGCCAGCGGCTTGTCACGCAGCAGCGTGATGCCCTGGCGGCATTCCATCAGGCGTCCGGTGCGATCGCGCTGATAGACGCCCTGCTTGCCGACGAAGCCAAGGGTGAGCAGGGCGTTACAGCGGAAATGCTGGATAGCGCCATCAATGAAGCTGTTGAGAATGGCGAGGTTCCGCAGCCGGTAATGAACGGCTCCGGATAATGGCCGGCCCTTTAGCGTGCTGGCACATTCCGGGGCTTCGCGTTCACGGTGCGCCGAAATGCGCGTCCGATGGTGTCACGCGGGCCATGCAGGGCCTGCCCGGGCACTCTCGGGAGCGGGTGGATGATCCTGGGCCCGAGTACCGCTTCGGGATCGTGCGGCACCCCTTATCGCGGCTGGTGAGCGGGTGGGCGTTCTTTTGCAAGGATGGCCGCCTGCATAATCAGCCTACGCTCAGGCAAATCGGATACGCCGCGCACATGCCGTTCTGGCGGTTTCTCGAAGTCTCGCTTGCAAATCACTGGCGCAACCAAC